AGCATAATCTGTGGTAGCAACTAAATTTTTGCTAATATTTACAAGTGCTATACCACTTTGTGCACCTAGTTGCTCCATACCACGTACCATGTTTGTAGTATCCATAGCCTTACTAAGCTGCTGAAATGCGGCTGTTACAGCAAATATATTAGCAGCAAATGTAGCGTACAATCTAACTAGTCCACCAAGCCCTTGACTCTCTTTAGCAAAATCGCGACCAGACGCACCCGTGCCCATAGCAAGCGCACGTGTGGCTCCATAATCTACAGATTCTTGTTTATAAGCAGCACGTCTTGACTGCTGCATTAATTTTTCTGAACGACTTAACTCATTGTTATACTCTTTGGCATCTTTAGTACGCTGTTGCATACTTTTGCTTTTATCGAGTACCTTTAAGTCATATTCTAATGTTTTTCCGGCCATAACTACTCCAGTGGAGTTAAATTTCCAACACTGCCAAATTGTTAGTTCAATTATAACACTAAAGCTAGTGTGTGTCAAACCAAAATATTTTGAGTAATAAAAAACCCGCTAGGTTTTAGCGGGTTTTTCTTGTTTTTGATTTTGCCTAATATATTCAATACGCACACTATCTAATAGGTGTATAATTTGCAAGTAAAATCTTTTATCTAAACTGTCTACTTCATATACGTCAAACAGGTCTAGGATACCATTTAAATTTTTACCTAAATAATTTCCACCTATAAATTCCCACTCGTCGCGTAAGATTCCGTATATGCTAAGTAGCAGCTGTACTTCTGGATAGAAGTCAGTTATTTCAACAGGTAATTCATCTTCGTTTGGCTCAGTACCCATTTGCTCGCACATTTCATAGTACTGCTCCTTGGTCATGCCTAAACTACCATTAGCCAAGTAACTTTTAAATTTAGCCTGTATTTCTTCTAGCTGTTCTTGCTGAAGTTTCCCAGGTCATTTACCCTGTCACTAACAAAATTGTCAAAATCGCTGCTTGATTTCATTAGTAGGAGTGCGTTATCTTTGGAAAAACCAAGTTCGTCGTCTGGATCAAACTGTGATACATCAACAGGTGCTAATAGATTAATATACTTAAACTTTAATCCTGTCCAACCCTTAATAGCTGCATCGCAGTATAGTTCTAAGAATAAATCTTCATTAAATTCTTCGGTTGTTTGACGACCCTTAAATATAGTTTTAGTTGCGCGCTTTCTAAGATTAATTAGTGTTTCACGGCTTACATAACTCAACTCTAATTTAAAATCTGGAAAACCAGGGTACTCAACTGTAACTGTTTTACTTGGTACTAATAGTGATTTTAGGCTAATATCCTGTGCCATGTGTTTCCTGCGTTATAAATATAATTACTCGAAAATTTGGTGCCGGCGTAAACCGGCACCTGCTGTACTATTAAACTGCTACGCAGTTATAAGTAACCTTAAGTTCGTTGTCTTTTTCAATGTCGAAAGTATTGGTAGTAGTATTATAACCTTGTGCTGTAAAGTTAATAGTTGTACTAATAACTTGTTCAGTATTAACAGTAGGAATTTGCAACACTGCTGCTGGTACATAGAACTTAACATAAGTACCGCTAGTGCCGCCCATGTCGAATTCAATAGCAAAGCTAGGCTCAACATCTGTACTACTACTGGCTAATAAATCCTCTAGTAGTTGTCCACTTGTTTTGCTACTAGCTGCTGTGCCACTCTTTAAGTAAGCATTGAATGTACCCGTTACACTGCGTGTACCTGTGTAATAAGTAATTGGGATATTTACTTGACCTAGGTTAGCTGGTGTAATATACGTAATATTATTTGCTAGTGTAATTGATCCACCTGTAATAGCGAATTTATAATCATCAGTTGTTCCTGCAATAGTATCATCTAGTGCAAGTACACTTAATTTATTAGTAATATATCTGCCATCTACATTTTTAGCCATAGATTTATTAGTGCTTGCTCCGGCCGCCTCATGCACGACTACCTCTCTAACTTTTGCTGTGGCATCACCTGTTATAGCTGTTCCGCTGTGAACAAAAAGCTCATTAACAGCAGGTGAGGCATCTGCACCAGCTGCAGTCCAGCCAGCTGCATTAGTTGCACCCAAGTTAGAAATTGCATATGTGCGACCTAAAACCATTGCAGAAGCTAATATTTCTCTATTACTAAATGCAATTTCTCCGGCGCTAGCGGCATCAACTACTAAGTTACTAATTGCTCGAATCAGTGTGCCTTTACCAGCCCACTGAATAGCAGCGATTTGATCAATACCAAAGTCAACAGTAGCTGTATCCATAGCACAGTTATCAATAACATATACTTGGTCGCTAAATGCAATAATTAAGCCAAAAGCTTGTAGTTGATTTTTATTACTAGCTGCTAGAATAAATTCGGCCGCACTACTAGACTCATACCAAGCTGTTGAACCTTGAGTACCTACTACTCCACCAGAAGCACTACCTATAGCTGCTGAACTAGCAAAAGCGTTCCATAAAAATCGCTCTTCACAGGTTACTAAACCACCACTAGGGTATGCTCCACCGGTTCCACCACTTTTCTTGTAGGGGCGTACATAAGTACTAAAACTAAAATCAACTGGTTCTAGGGCAGTGTTAAAGCTGCGCTGACCACGATTAGGTGCATCACCAGTTTCACTAAGTGTAACTGTATCGCTGGTAGTATTTTGTGTAAAGGTTAGTCCCTCTAACACCTGAATTTCAAATGTATTACTAGTAGTAAATCCATTACTACTATCTGATAATTTTATACCGCTAGGTGTATAGCCTAGTCGAACGTTACCAGCACTGTCTACGTTTGTAGTAAAGAAAACTCTACTATTACGAATTAAATTAACTGCCATAGTCATTCCTTTTAAGTTGTAACGCTTGGCACGTCTACTAGACTTTTATCTGTGTCGATGCCTCACACGTTATTCAAGTGCATATCGCACCTGTAGATTGATCTCACCGACACCATAAGGTGCTAATAGACCTTCGTCAGTTGTTATCTGTTGTATTAGTATTTCTGTTGTTGATAAATTGTTGTCCACGTCGTATACTAATTCTCTGTTGCTGTCAATACAAGTTTCTAGATCTTCAAGCAGCTGCTCTAGTAGCTCAGGAGCATTTTCTTCATCTTTGACATATGCTTTAATGCTAACCGCTAAATAAGCCCACTTAAAGTCGCTGGGTAAGTATTCGCGTGCTTCACTGCCTGGTGTCATATATACACTGGGAAAATCTTGTATTTCATCCCAGAATTTTAACTTGGCATAACTATTGTTATATAGATTGGTTTTATAAGGCCCAGTACCATCTATACTTTTAAACGCTGTAGCCAGGGCCCTGACTATACTTGCTCTTTTACTCATACTAGTTGTGCCCTTAATCTATTGCCGACTATTTGGGCTGCTATTTGTCTAATTGACCTGCTAATTAACAGTTTAGGGTCTCTAGTTCTAGGCAGTTCTTGTCGTCCACCACTGCTAAAAGTAGCATATGGATTGCGCATATAACTATAAAATGCTGTTATCATGCCCTGTCTGCTACTACTTAATCGCTCTACCTTGACGCTTTCTGCAAATCTGCCGCTGCGTAGGTTAAGTATATCACGTCTACCGCCAGTACCCATATTTTGTTTTATGGTTTCTACTAGTCTTAGGTCTAGTAGTGCTTGTAAGCTTACTAGATTATCTGCTGCTAGGCCAGGTTTATAGGTTTTGCTGGCAGGTATTTTGATAGCACTAGGTACATTAGGTTTTACAAATTTGGGTTTAGTGCCATTTAAAGCTATAGCAAAGCCTTTAGACTTTTTAGCAATTACATTGCTTGTACCAGTTAAAATATAGCTAGAAAATATTTCGTCTATATCTTCTTCCAAACTATTTGAAAATCCTAACTCTAGTAGTAAGTCTAGTATTTCGTTACCTAGCTTTCCTTCTATTAATGAGCCATACTTATACTGATTTTCTAAACGCTCTTGTATAATAACTACTACAGCTTGTGCACCTATTAAAAAATTTTTTACATCCTTGGATAGTGTGGCCTCTACTTGCACACCATATGAGCTATCTCGATATAACTTATTTTGTATTTCTTGAATCTTACCACCAAATTGTTGCAATTTAGCGGCATTTTGACCTGCACTAATAGTGTTTACTTCTTGCAGTAACTTTTTTATACGCTCACCTAGTGGGCTTCTGCTTAAACTGGAACCAGGTGCTAATATGTGCCCTATGTCAAAGCCTTTTTTGCTTTCAAAGCCTTTGTAAGCTGTTGCAGCCTTAGGGTCGTCCTTGTATTTTTCAAAGAAAATTAGTTTAGTTAGTTCTTTATTTAAAAAATTCCTAAACAGACTATCATAGGTAGTATCATAGGTTTTAAATAGTAGTCCTATGACTTTTTCATTTTCATAAACAACTGCAGGCGTAAAATCTGCTATAGTACTTGTACCTAGTGGAGCAAAAACTCCAGTTGGTCCTGCAAACTCTGTACCAGTGCTAGTTATTTTGATTTTATTTTTATAGGTATTAGTTTGCTTTGCGACAAACTTAAGTATTTCATCTCTAAAATTTTCTAGAGCAGCTTGACCTTGTATATCTTGGTCTTGTCTGTCCTCTTTAATAATATTCCCTAAAGTTATCTCTAAGGCCTGTATATTAAGAGGAATAAAATGAACTGGTGTACGTAACAACTCTCGCTGTTCTGCGGTACTTATTGCTGCAAGCTGTTTTGCTACTACTCCTTGTACATCTTTTAAACTTTTTCTAGCCATTATGCATAATCCGCCATGTATTGATCTAATACACGCTTAATATGTGCTGGAAAATTTGTACTAGCTACATACTGTATTTGTGTTACGTTAGGTGTTACATCGCGGTTTACGTGCACTGCACTGTTATTCTTTGAGTAGTATTCTACTAGGTCAAGTACAGCTAATTTAAGATCTTCTGGTACACTTTCGTATCCAGCTGTATAGGTTACGCGATAGCCTCGCATATACTCTTGAAACCAGCCACCATTGCTTATTGCTCTAACTGAATCTCCGTCTAATATCCAATCTGTAAATTTAATCAGATTAGTATATGTTTGGCCATAATTAGTACTTTTACTAACTTGAGTAACATTACTTACTGGAGTTTCTTTTAATATTAGTTTATCAAAACCACCATCAAAGTATTCTGTTTTTGCTTCGTCATAGTAGTCAGTAAAATTTCTGCGGCAGTAGGTTTTTACTAACTGACTAACTTTAGGAATTAATAGATCAATTTCAGCATCTTTATTGCTACTGCTAATTCCCAAGTAATTTTTATATTCTGCTCTAGTAATTAGGTCAGCCATAAATCCTCCTGTGTCTCTAAAGACTAGCACGCTAGGCTTTAGAGACAGGGCTCCAAAGAACCCTGCCTAAGTTTAATTAAACGTAACGAACTGCAACAACACCGCTACCTTCATTGCTTGTTAAGCGGCTCATAGCGATACGCATACTAGCAACGATAACACGGCGCTGGTTGATGACTTCGTCATCTGTGTCGATACGCATTGCACGATGGTTACCAACAACGAAGTTGCGTGGGTTAACCATAACGGCTAATGCATCGTTAGCAGCTGCACCTGTCATTTGTGCGCTAACAACAACTGGAGTTTGGGCGATTAAGCCAACTTGACCAGTAATTAGTGTGTTACGTGACTCACTGATCTTGTCTGTACTTTGGAAAGTAGCATCTTCTAGTAAGTCATAGTAAGCGGCCTGGCTAACGAACATGATTAGTTCGCTGGGCTCTAGACCCCAAACACCTAGTGCACGACGTGCAGCTTGGAATTGTGTAAAGGTTAGTTTACCACCAACTGCAACTGTAGGACTTGCACTAGCAGCACCATCATAAAATGCTAGACCATTGATACCAGCAGCATATGTTGTAGCACCAACGTCATTACCTAGGAGCATAGACTTGTCTAGTGTCTTAGCCATACGACGTGTGATTGCATCACGGATAATAGGTACTAGAGCGATAAGGCCATCTTCCTCTTCTTCAAAGGCGATGTATTCCTTAGTAGCTAGTTTAGCGCTGCTGATTTCAATGTCTTTTAGCGCATGTGTACGAGCTGTACCACTGCTAGCTGCAGCACCAAAATCGCTATTTGCTACCCAGGTTGCATCAGCACCAGCATCTGGATTGATAGGCAGCTTCATAAAAGGCTGTGGCATTGCAATCTGACGGATTGTACCAGCAACAACTAGCTGACGACGAATCTCGTTTTCCATGTTGGTACTAACTTCTAATTCCCAAGTTTGACTTGGTAGGCGAACTGCACCACCTGCTCCACCGCCGCTACCTGCAGCACCAGCTGTACCACCACTAGCGTACTTTTGTACTAGGCTCTTGGCATACTTGGTTTCTTCGATAGGCTTTTTAGTGATCTTGCTGATAAACACAGCAGCTTCTTTTTCTGCATATGTAGCACCACCATCACCGCTCTTAACATCACTAAACTGCATACGGCTCTTTTGAATAGCTTCCAACTCAGCAGCTTTCTCACGTAGTGCACTCTCTAGGCCTT